CAGAACAAGACTGCGTTTAAAATCTTCTGGAACGTAGATGGCCAGCCGTGGCTGACCGCCCCGTTCAAGCAAGAAGGCGGTTACGAGGTGTCCCCGTTTGTCGCCCTCGGCGACGTATAATAAGCGACCCGCCCCCGCCAGTCGGGGGCTTAGTCTGAGGGTTTGACCGTGAAGAAATTGAGCGAGATTATTAACCCCACCCCCGTTGCCTCCTGGGTACCGATGGCGGGGTATCGTCAGGTGACTGGTATCGGCGTCATTGCTGATGCGGACGACACCGAGGGCGTTACGGTGCAGCTGCGCAAGGCGACCTCGGCCGCCGGCGCGAACGCGGCGGATCTAGGGGATGCGGTAACCGCGTTGTCTACCGATACGGACGTTGACGTTGCTGCGATGGCAACTGCGTATGCGTACGACATGGGCGAGCATACTGACGGCACCCCGTTTACCCACGTCAGCTGCACTGTGTCCGGGGCGGGCTCCCCCGATACGGAAACCGCCGTTGGTGTGGTCGTGCGGTCGGGCGGGCGGTTCAGCGAGTGATCGTCCTAAAGTCGTTCCGCGATCGGCGCACCGGCCAGATTTTGCCGGTCGGCGCGCCGTTTCACGGGGCGAAAGACCTGTATGTCACCAACCTCTTACGTTCTGGGATGGTCGGCGAACAGGCGGCGGCCCCGGCGGTGCCGCCCGATCCGACATTTTGCGGCGATGTCCAGGCGGTGGCTGGGCCAGACGGTGGCGATAGTAGCGAGCGGCCCGAGCCTGCAAAACGCAAACCTGGCCGCCCTCGAGGCCGTCCCCGTAATAGCAGTAAATGATAACTGGCGGAAAGTGCCGTTTGCCCAAATCCTATACGCGGCGGACGGCCCCTGGTGGCAGCACCATAAAGGCGTGCCAGACTTTGCGGGGGAGCGGTGGACTCAGAACCGTGGCCGCCCCCGAGACTGGGCCACCCAGGCCGTCCGAATGGGCCTCACAGTTATCCGCAGCGTTAACCGTCCTGGCGTTTCCACAGCTCAGAATCTGATCCACACTGGCGGCAACTCTGCGTTTCAGGCGATGAACCTGGCGGCCCTTGCCGGCGCCAACCGCATCCTACTACTGGGTTGTGACATGACCGGAAAACACTGGTTCGGCGACCACCCCAAGCAGCTGCGCAAACCCAGTCCCTACGGTCGATTCCGTCGCGCTTTTGAGGATGCCGCGCCGCAGTTGCAACAACTGGGCGTCCAGGTCATCAATTGCTCGCCCATATCGCGGATCCAGGCGTACCCAAAAATGACTCTGGAGGAGGCGCTCCAATGACCGAGACTGCCAGAATTTTTGTCGGCTGCGCGCCGAACCATGAAGACGCGGAGAGTCAGGCGGTGCTTGAGTGGTCTATCCGCAAGCACACGTCGGTGCCGGTCGAGATTACGTGGCTCAAGCTGCAGCGCGAGGGCCGCCTGTCCGGCTGGCATACGAAAGGATGGCCCACCCCATTTTCCGGGCTGCGGTGGGCGGTGCCGGAGCTGGCGGGGTTTCAGGGGCGCGCCATCTATATGGACTCTGATGTGATGGTGCTGGGGGATATCGCCGAGCTGCTGAACCAGCCGCTGGCCCCAGGCAAAGCAATCGCGGCCAAAGGCCCTGGCCGGCTGTGCGTCTCCCTGTGGGATTGCGCCGCCGTCAAACCGCACGCGATACCGATTGAGCAACTACGTCAGATGCCGAGCAACCACCGGGTAATGTCCGCGCGGTTTCGCGCTCTGGGGCGGCTGATCCAGCCATTCGCTGGTGGCGAGTGGAACAACCTAGACGGCGAGCCCAGCCGCCTACCGGTGAAAGCGCTGCACTACACCAGCATGCCCCACCAGCCGCACATCCCGATGGCAGCCAAGCGCCTGGCCAAGGCTGGGCGTCAACATTGGTTTGACGGCAAGCCGGCCCCGCATTGGCGCCCTACGGTTACCCGCATGTTTCTGGAGCTGCTGGTGGAGGCAGCGGTGAACGGGTATCCAGTTGAGCGGTATTGTCAGGACGCGCCGTTTGGCCCGTACCAAAAAAGGTGTCTGAAGAACCTGGTGGGTCGCGTGCCCAGCTGGGGCCGCCAATGATCGCGGTTGCCTGCGTCCGCTCCGGTACAAAATACAGCGTCGAGTACGTCGAGCGGCTGCGCAGCATGGTGGCGAGGTACCTGCCACAGGAGCACCGGTTCATTTGCCTGACCGATCAGCCGGACCAGATCGCAGGGGTTGAGATGATTGACTGCCTACACCTCGGCTGGCACGGCTGGTGGCTGAAAATGGGCCTGTTCGACCCGGACCTTCGCGGGCCAGACCGGTGCCTGTATTTTGATTTGGACACTGTGATCATCGATGACCTGACCCCGCTGGCGGAATGGGGCGGGGAGTTCGGCATTTGTCGCAATTTTACCAAACTGGCTGGGCACCCGACGTGGCCGTGCAATTACGGGTCCTGCGTTATGTCCCTGGCGCCCGGCTTCGGACGGGACATTTACCGGAGGTTTTCAGCGGATCCGCACGGCTGGGTTCGGCGGTGTCCCCACGGCGATCAAGAGGCGGTCGAAAAACTGTACCCGCGCGCCGAATACCTGCAGGATCACGTGCCCGCAGGGTACTTCGTCGGCCGTCGAGATTTTAACAGCCACCGTCCGAAAGCAGCTGCTGTCATGATTTTCGCCGGGCGACATAAACCCCACAACACGCCGCACCGGTGGCTGAGGAAAGCATGGCAATGATCAAAAACGGCCGGCAAACAGCGCCAACGCTCGACAGGATCCGCGAGGATCACGTGGCCAGATATCAACTGGCCATCGATCACGCCCGGCGCAACCAATTGACTACCGCCGTTGATATCGGTACGGGTACCGGGTATGGCGCCTGGATGATGGCCGAGGCGGGGCTAACTGTAGAGGCGTATGAGATAGATCAGAGCGCGATTGACTACGGCCAACAGCACTATTACCACGATCGTCTGGCACGCATTCAGGCAGATATCGCAACGCTCGGCATCCCTCAGGTAGACCTCCTCACCGGTTTCGAAATTGTCGAGCACAGTTCTGCGGCGCCCGCATTTTTGAAACGCACCTCCCGCTATGCAAAATGGCTCATCGCCTCGGTGCCGAACGAAGATGTAGTGCCATTCGTGACCAGCAAACACCGGCAGCACGTCCGCCACTACGCCCCCAGGCAGTTTCGTGAACTGCTGGAGTGCTCGGGCTGGGCAGTCGTAGGTCTCGGGTGTCAAGTCGGCAAACGTGGGGACGCTGCCGAGGTCGCCTTTAATCACACTGCTGGCCGCACGCTGATTGCGGTTTGTCGCTCAAAATGATCATAAGCCACCGGTGGAAATTCATTTTCATCAAGACGCGAAAGACGGCAGGCTCGTCGATAGAGGCTGCGCTGGCGTCTATTCTAGGCCCGGATGACATCGCGACCGGCTCTGTTCGTGACGGCACACCTCGCCTTAACTGCCCGGACAGAGTCACCGGGCATTGGGGCTGGCGCCGGATCGTCGGACTAGCCAGCGAGGATGCATTTCGGCATTACCGCAGGTTCTGCGTTGAGCGTAACCCCTACGACAAAACGGTGAGCGACTGGCTGTACCACCGCGACCAGTTGCGCGACACCGCGCTGCCGCTGGCCGACTACATTGAGCGCAATGGCCCGAGCGACTGGGAACGCTACACGCAGTCCGGTAAGCCGATTGCCCGTGTGCTGCGGTTCGAAAACATCGCCAAGGAATTTTCCGCGCAGTGCAAGACAATCGGACTGCCAAGAATAGACCTGGAACGATACCAGCTGAAACGAAACCCTGACCGCATGCCTGCCGCTTATTATCACGACGAAATGAGCCGCGCTGCCGTTGCCAGGATTTTCCACAACGAGTTGCGGCACTTCGGATACCAGCCGTGAAGATCATCGCCTTCGAACCAGACTACAACGAGAAGCACCGCGCCGTGCTCAGAGCCCTGGCTGCCGGCATACCGGGTGCAGAAGTGCGAACCCTGGGCCAATACGAACCCTGCGACATCGCTGTCATTTTCGGTGCCGCTAAAGATGCTTATCCGCCGACCTGGCCCAAACGCGAGATCCTCGCAAAACACCAGGGGCGACGGCTGCTTATGGTCGAGTCCGCCTTCGTGCGCCGCGGCGAGTACTATCAAGTGGGGTGGGGCGGCTACGCGGGAAATGCGGACTTCAACAATGACTCCGCGCCGCGGGATCGATGGGAGGCGATGGGCATCAAGACCAAACCCTGGCAGCGCCGACCTGACGGCCCTGTCGTTGTCTGTGGTCAGCTACCGCGCGACACTCAGGTGCAGGACATGGACCACGTGGCATGGTGCCGGCGCACCGTTAACGAATTACGTCGAATGGGCGAGCAGGTCATCTTCCGGCCGCACCCGAGGCAGCAGGACGTATCAATTTACGGCGTGCCGTCACACCTGATCGGCGACGGCAAGATTGGCAAAACACTGGCCGAGGCAAAATGCGTCGTCACGTGGAACTCGACCAGCGCGGTGGACGCGTTGATCCAGGGCGTCCCGGCCATTGCTATGCACCCCAGCTCGGTATCCTACCCAGTCGCCCAGCACGCGCTCGAGGACGTTAAAAACCTGCGCTACCCGTCTCGTCGGCAGTGGCTTGCCGGGCTCGGATATGCGCAATGGACAACGGAGGAGATGCGGTCTGGGTTGCCCTGGGCGCATCTGAACCGCTGACATGGACTTTGACGCGGTCACCGAACGGCACGATCGTATCGCTATTGTTGCTAGTGGCCCAAGCGCCCGAGGTTTCCGCGCTGCGCCGGGCGTAACTGTGATTGCAGTTAACGGCGCGGTAGAGTGGCTGGAGCCCGCACCGGACTATTGGTTTACGCTAGATCCCGGTCATCGCAATCGTAGCCGCATGCGGAATCGCCGAGACGGCGCTGTTTACATCGCGGCGGTACCCGTAGGGTTTGGCACCCAAAAAGCCCCGCTGCCTGTCATGCGACTGCAGGCCCCCGCCGGCGTACGGTACATGCAGCGCATGGCGGGCAACGGGGCTTTGAGTGCGCGCCCGGGGTTGTCAGATGACCCCCGCCGGATCCACACAGGTAACAGCGCGTACGGTGCCCTGGGCCTGGCGTATCTCATGGGCGCCACGCGTATTGCTCTGTTTGGTGTGGACGCCACGCCAGAACGGCGGGTCGAGGGCGGACGCCCAGGCAACCTATCACATCTGCCCGCGTTGTTTGAAAGTGCGTTGCCGCAGCTGCGGGCCGCCGGGGTGACTGTTGTTATGGCCAGTCGCACCAGCCGTATCAGTTGTTTCGATCGCATGTCCCAAAAGCGGGCGACGGCTTGGCTGGCGGAGTGATAACGCGCATAATAGGCGGAGCAGCGAGGTCTGAAAAATGCCGTTGACATTGGTGACGCCCCCAGTAAATCCGATCCTGTCCCTTGAGGATGCCCGCGCACAGCTGCGGGTCGAGGCGTGCGGATCGCCCCCCGAGCACCCGGACGATGCGCTGATCACCGCCCTGATCGGCATGGTGGCGAGTGAGCTGGACGGGGTGGACGGGTGGCTCGGCCGGGCACTCATTGACCAGACCTGGCTGCTGACGCTCGACCAGTTCCCGGGCGCAGCGCGGCGGCATTTTGTGTTTGACTGGTGCGCGGTGCAGGATCGGCTGTACCTACCGCTGACCAGCCCGCAGTACTCTGGCGCCAGCCCCGCGCCGGCCCCAGTCATTGAGCTGTCGTATGTTGACTGCAACGGCGTGACAACCGTGTTGGCGGAGGGCGACGACTACCGAGTTGTTACAGACAGCGACCCAGTGTTTTTAGAGCCCGCGTATGGTACAGCCTGGCCCGCAACGCGCGATATCGCAGGAGCGGTGCGTCTGACGTATGAGGCTGGCTACGGGCCAGATGCCGCAGATATCCCGGGTACGATCATCAATTACGCGCGGTTGCGACTCGGCCAGCTGTACGAATTCCGCGAACTGGTTATTGCGGGCACCACCGTTGCTGAGATCCCGTTTATCCGCGACAGCCTGGAAAACATCCGACTGCGGGGCTTCAAATGAGGGCGGGCCGCCTGCGTCATTTCGTTTCCCTGCAGCAGCGGGTTGAGACGAAAAACGACATGGGTGAGGTGACGTGGGCGTGGGACGAGGTGTGCCAGATCTGGGCGGAGATATCGGGTCTGACCGGTCGCGAGATGATCGCGGCTCAGCAGGTCCAGTCCCAGGTCAGCCACAATATTTTGATCCGGTGGCGGGCGGGCGTTACGGCAAAAATGCGCGTTGTCGAGGTCTGCGAGCCATTGGTGCAGTACGACATTGTGGCCGTGCTGCCAAACGCTCGGCGAACCGAGACGCGGTTGATGTGCCTGACGCGAGACGCGGAAGGCTGGAGGGGTTGAGCATGGCTGTTGAAGGCGTTAAAGAGCTGATGCGCAAATTCGAAAAGCTGGGCGCAGCCGGCCAAACAAAAGTCCTGCGCGCGGCGTGTCGCGGCGCAGGGGCTGTCGTGCGCAAGCAGGCCCGGGCAAACATCCCAGTCGGATCGGAACCGCACCGGCTGCATGATGGCACCCTGGTCACGCCCGGGTTTGCCCGCAAATCAATCGTGGCTCGCGTGTTTGTAAACAAGAGCAAAGGCACGGTTTCAGTAGCCATAGGCGTTCGAGCCAAAGCGTTTTATGCAGTTCAGTTTGTGGAGATGGAGCGGGGCAACTCGCGGTCGCGGGGTAAACCATGGCTACGGCCGGCGTTCGAAACGACTGAGGATCAGCAGCGCGCGCAGTTTGAACGGCGGTTCCGCGAGGTCATAAACAAAGTGGCCCGGTCATGAGTCTGGAGGCGTCGCTGCATGCGTTTCTATCGGGCGATGCGGGGGTATCCGGGTTCGTTTCGGGCCGAGTTTACCCAGGTGTCATTGTGCAGGGTAGCGAACAGCCGTGCCTGGTGTACAATAAACAGGGGCGAGACAGGCAGCAGCTGTTCTGTGGCACTGACGGGCTGATGATGACCCGGGTAGATATTGATTGCTACGCATCCAGCTACCGCCAGTCCGTCAATCTGGCCAACGCAGTCACAGCGGCGCTGCTGGATTTCAGCGGTACGATGTTTGGGACTCGAGTTCCACGGGTATTTTTGGAGAGTGAGTTTGACCTTTCCGATATTGAGCCCGGTCTGTATCGGCAGTCGCAGACGTGGGCCATTTGGCACCGGGAGTTGTGATGAAAGAGATCATTAAAAAGCGGCTGCGGGAACGCTCCACGTATGTCGGCCTGGCGGTACTGCTGGGCCTGGCGGGCGTTACGGTTCCTGCGGACGCATTGCAAACCATCGGCGCCGGCCTGCTCGGGCTCGTCGGTTTAATTGAGACCATGCGGTCGGAAAAGTGAGGGCGGGGCGATGGAAGACGAAGATATTGGTGAGGGCACGATTGGGGGGTTTAAAGTCTACCTCGGGGACGGGGCCAGCCCGGAGGCGTTTACCGTCTGGTGCGAGGTTTTCAATATCCCAGAATTCGGGGAGACCAATGACCTGGTTGAGATCACGTCGTTTTGTAACGGCGGGCGCCGTCGCTATAAACCAGGGCTGTCGGACGGCCTGGAGGTCGAGTTCCAGGGCAACCACATCCCGAACAGCACAATACAGGAAGCGCTTCGGGACCACGTGATTAACAAAGACACGGTGAACCTGCGCATCGATGACGAGAATATCAGCCCGGCCGAGCAGTACGTACTGAACGTCG